ACCAAAAGGATTATTACCATCGCCTGTAGAAGCTGCTGATTGTTCTTCTATATTAGAACCATCTTCGTCAATAAGACCTTTTGATTTTAAAACAGAATTAATACTGTCGTCTAAATAATCTCTTTTCTGAACATAATTAGGTTTTAATGAACCAGCAAATTGAGCTATGTTTGCTAATGGTCTTAAACCATAGTTATAAAAAGCATCATTAACATTACCTAAAACTCTAGATGAAACACCAACTAAATTTGATGGATACATTTGTTCTTCTAAATATTTTTTATATTCTTCTGTGTTAGCTGCAACTGGTGGTTTTGTACCTTCTTGTAGTTGTTCTCTATCTGTTAAACCACTCATAATACCAGTGTTGCCTTCTTCTTTAGCTTGGCCCCCTAGTTTAAACATTGGTCTTCTTAAAGTTCTCATTATTTTAAATTCCCATATATACTTGCAAGTCCAGTTCCTATCTGTAACGCACTTGATAGAGGACTAGCTGAAGGTGCATCTGTAAATTGATATTGATTAGTTCCATAACCACCCATTAGTCCAGTAACTCCTTGTCCCAGGAATCCTGTTCTTTTCAATGGTTCGTAAACTGCTGCTTCATTCGCTGTTCTAGTTGCATCTAAACCTGCTTGTGCTTGAGCTTGTCTGACACCACCTAGTGTACCAAGACCTGAAATTTCATTCTGTGCTGCCTGTTGTGCAAAGCCACCAAGCCCTTGTTGGAATGCACCTTGTGCTAATTGTGATTGTGCTAAACCTTGTTGCGCAGTACCAAGGCCCAATTGACCTTGTGCTAACGCTGCTTGCTGCGATGCAATGCCAGATCTATTTTGTAAATCTGCTTGTCTTGCAGAAGATGCTTGTTGAAACCCTTGTGACAATAACCCTGCTTGAGTAGCCGCTCTATTTCTATCAGAACTAGATGCATACTCTGCTTGTAATACTCCTTCTCTTCCACCACCAAAAGCTCCTGGTGTTCCAAGTGCTGCTGCTGATTGAGCATTCTTTTGTATTTGAGCTTGTCTGTCAAATTCTGTTAATGTTGTGTCGATTACTTGTTGTTGGTAAGGCGACATATAGGATGCAATAGAACCTGTTCCAGTTCCTGCACCTGTACCAGTTAAAGCTGCGGCTCCAGATAAAGTTTGTCCAGCGGCTCCAAGACCTGTGCCTGCTGCACCAATAAATGAAGGTACTCCTCCTAGAGTTGTTGCGGCATCACCTGCTGCTGTTCCTGCATCTGTTAAATATTGTTGGTAAGATCCTAGTCCCTGGGCACCTGTTGCTTTGGTAATGGCATCTGTTTGTAGTTGATCCATTCCAGCAACTTGCGGCGCAAGGCCGGACATTTGTTGTTTTCTTAAATCAAATTCTCTAGCTGATTGTGTTACACCTGCTTTTCTAGAATCAAATTCTGCTTGTGTTTCTGCAGGATTAAATTCACCTTTTACTAATGATCCAGATACGTCAGTTGTTGTAGCCGGTGTACCTGCTGTTTTTGTAAGTGTGTCTGCATAAGTTTTACCTAATGCTTCTATAAACTCTGCGGGTAGTGTTCTTGTTTCTGTAACCATTATGCTACTTTACCTTCATTTTGTTTCATTAAATTATACATTCTTTGTGCACCTTTTTCTATGTTACCATCGCCTACACCTCTTACTGCATCAGCAGTCATTACAAATTCGTTTTTAGATAACATTGCTGGAACGTCATCTGCTTTTTCTTTTATGCCAACTGGTACAAAACCACCTTCATCTCTATAGTCTCTTTCAATAACGCCTGCTGAATTTTTTTTCATATTGCCTGTAGGGATATTCATCATTCCGCCACCCATAGCTTTCATTCTGTTCATTGCTTGTAATACTCCAGCTCTATAAGAATCTTCTTCGTCTTTTTCGTCGATAGGGTTTTTAGTTCCCATTGCATAGTTAGTTCTCATTAAACCACCCATAGCTGCCATCACTGGAGCTTCTTGCATAATGCCGCTGTTGTCAGCCATTTGAGTTTGGTTTTGAATGTCTTTTAATTGTCTTAGCTCTTCCATAAAAGATTGTTTGTCACCTTCATAACCTTTTTGTTTTGCTTCTTCATAAGCTTTTTCTAATAATTCCATTTGCATCATTAATTCAAATTCTTCTTCAGGTGTTTCTGATGCCATTTGCATATTATTTTTTTTCATGTTGCCAGTGTATTTTATAGAAGGTGCACCTGCTTCAAGATCAGTGCCTCTTGCATAACCAATTCTTCCACCCATTGCTGAATACTCTCTTGTGTTTACATCTACAAAATCTTGAACATTTGTTGGATTAACTGATCCTCTATTTAAATTAGTCATGTATTGAGTGAGATAAGGTTTCATATTTGATAATCTTTTTTTGTAAACATCATCATCTTCATCATCTTCTTGTGGAAATAATTTCATTCCTAAAGTAAGTAAACCACTGCCAAGACCAATTTTAGATCCTAGACCTAAACCACTAAATGCATTTTTAGCTTTACTAAATAATCCCATTAACCCGGAACCGCCACCAAAACCTTGACCTGGCATTGTCATTCCTGCTTTACCTAAAAAACCAGACAAGGCTCCTTTACCAAACATTCCACCAAAAGATGTTCCTGGTATTCCAAAACCTACTGCTCCTAATAATAAAGATTTACCGATAGGACTTTTAACAATGTTCTTAACTCCCTTAAAAGCTTTTTTTACTAAGCTTCCAAGCCCATACATTTGTCGCGGTTGCATTGATCTATTTATCATATTTATATCTAATGTTATTATATTATTTAGGCAGGAATTACACCTGGAATTTATTAATTTACTATATTTTATCTAGTAAATCAAGACTATGTTGTCACCTGTCTAGGCTTAGATTCTAAGGCTGACAGTATGACATGTAGCCTATTTGCTGTTGCTGCAGTCACCTTTAATATCTCGCTTTCTTGTAAGACTAAAGGGGCTGTAAGTAATTCTACTGTTGCATTTGCTGATACTGCTTTTGTCTTAAATAAACTAAATACAGCATCTGCGGTATCTGTTATTGTAACAGTTATAGTGTCCGCATTACCAGAGTCTTCAGATACTATTATAGATTTTATAATAGCAGTTGTAGCAGTAGGCACTGTGTATAGTGTTGTAGCTGATGTTGCTGTTAAATCTACTTTTTTATTTACAAATGTATTAGCCAAAGAAATAAGCCTCCGCTTCCGCTTCTTCTTTTAAATCTTGTTGAAAAGAAGTATTTAATTTTTGCACGATGCTATCTATATCTCTAACAAATGATTGTTGTATTTGTTGATCATATTCTTCTAAAGGTTGTGTAAGTGATTGTACAATTCTAGCCATTATTTTTTACCTCCAGCTCCTAAAGGTTTACCAATTAAACCTCCGTTTTTTTTACGTTCTTCTCTCATTTCTGCTAGAACATATTGTATAGCGGATCGTTCTGACATATCAGGACCTATTTCTCCTACACGTCTTATAATTTCTTTTGCCTCTTCAGGGCTTTTATTTTTTACATAACTGTCTAATAATGCACCCATTATCTTCTACCATCCGGTTGATAATCTATTCTAAAAGTACCTAGTTTCCAAAACTGACTTGTACTAGTATTATCTATTTTTAAAGATATTGATCTAGCTCTTGCTCTTGTATCAATTTTTTGTGTGCCACTACTAATTGTAAAAGGACCTAATGAAGAACTAGCTGAAGTGTCGTTTGGAAAATCTCTAAGATTTAATGTAACTCTTGTCTCTCCTGTTTGAGATAAAAAATCTGGTAACACTCTTCTTATTTTCATCATAAACTCACCATCTCCTGAAAGACCTTGTTGTCCTATATCAAAATCTCCAGACTCAATGCTTGCAGTAATAGCGCTTGTTGCACCTTCTTTAACTTGATCTAATCCTGTTTCATGTTCAAAATATGTTGACACACCATCGGTGCATCCAACTACATGATCTTTATTTGTTGAAGCTGTTGTGCCGCTTGTACTATATTCTGTTGCATGAGGTTTACCAAATACTGCAGAATCTTGCCAAGTGCTTCTTGCTAATGTACCGACAGTCCACACGGGTCCATCTGGTGTTGAATCTAAATAATTATAACACACCATTCTATTAACAGTGCCAGAATTTGAACTTGGGTAAAACCACATTACTTCACCAAACAAGTTATTTAATCCTGCATTAATATGTTGTTTAGGAATTGTATTAATATCATCGTAAACATGATCTTCAACCAAACACGGCAGTGATTCTAATTTACCTGTGTATCTAAAGAAACCATTTTCCGACATCCAATAAGCAGAACCATCAACCTCTACTGCTGCATTTTTACCAATCAATCCACAGTTAGTACCAACTTGTTGAAATGAAAAAGTAAAAGGTGCACCAACAAATCTCATAATAAACAATGCAGTATCAGTCCAAACATAAATTGCATCTCTACCTCTAATTGCTCCTATAATTTTTGATCCATCTGCTAATCTCTGTGTACCTGCTGTGTTAGTAGCGGATGGTGCATATGATGTTGTTGAATCAATATTTTCTTGATCAGAAAATCTAATAAACATTTCATCTCTTGTACTTGATGTACCAATAGTTGTTTCTGTTCCAAAAAATATTAAGTGTCTATCAGGAGTTGATACCATACTAAATGCTGATGCTGTAGGGGCATTAGCTAAAATTATTGCTCTGGTGTTGTTAGCAGCTGTTGGATCGGAATTCCACGTAAATGTTTCTGCTCCTGCTATTGTTGCAATAAGTGTGTTACCAAAATTATCTAGTGACCAGAGTCCAGGTGCCGTTACAATATCTCCGGAAGTGGATCCATTCCATGCAAAATAAGCTGATGCATTTGTTACGGTTGCTCCACTAGAATGAATTGCAGCTGTTGTACCTGAAGCTCCTCTTGTTAACCCAGATAACGTACCACCACTATTACCAGTGTAAGTTATCAGTTCTGATCCAATAACTACTGTTCCTGATGTTGGAAACGATGATGAACTTGCCATAGTCAATGATGTAACTGATGCATTAATTCCTGATGAAAGAGTTGATGTAAACTGACCTTGTTGAACACCACCCCATGATCCAAGACTCCAACCAGTTGTTGCAACTTCTACCGCTGGTCCTACTGGATAATAATGTTGAACACGAATACCACCAGATGCACTTGCACCTGATCCAGACTCATTAGATGCCATTGTGACTGTTAATGTAGTTGTTGTCGGTATATCAGTTACTTGAAATTTATTGTCATCAAAATTAGATGAATTAAAATTAGAATTTGTTATTGCTGTAAAATTATCTAGTAAAATAATATCACCTTTATCTATGTTGTGTGCTGATGAAAAAGTTATAGTAACAACAGCAGATCCATTAGTCGTACTAAAAGCTGAAGTTAAAGTTGTTGTAGATTTGATTGGGTGTATGTCGTAAAAAATACCACC